CAGCTGGCTGTCGAGATTTCCGGTTTCCTCTTCCAGATTACAGCACAGGGCGATCTAGCCAACAACTTGGCGACGATCGAGATCAACTACCGCAGAGTTGGTACTTCGACGTGGTTCCCTATCATAATAGAGGACGATACAATCCCTGGTATTACGGACATCAACTGGGATGCGGTTCCGGAGATTCTTAGGGTCCCTCTAAGGCAATTCGTCCTGAATCAGGGCGCCGCGAGTGGCGAGATCCGACTTGCGAACAATTCTAGAAAGCCCCTCCGTCGCACGTTCTCGTGGAAGGTACCGGAGGATCAGTATGAGGTCCGTGTTAGAAGGGTAACGGCGGACTCCGTAGACGATAAGCTGGTCTCTGATATTGTCTGGTCACAACTTCGTACGTACCAGCCAGATACGACGGACTATACCGGACGTAAGCGCATCGCGCTCAAAGTCAAGGCAACTGGCCAGATCTCCGGGTCTCTCCCAGCCTTCAACTGCATTGCGAGGGCGCGGACGACGGTATTCGGTGGTGGTTATGCCATTAGCTGCGACGGCGTCGACGACTACGTCACCAGCGCGATCAGCATCTCCCCTGACAACGGCACGCTGGAGCTCTGGCTCAAGGACCCAGCCGTCGGGGCGGGTAGTTATCTCCTTCGCTCAAACGCAAACACTCGAACGTACTTGAACATTTCCGGCGCGAATTTGACTTTGACAAAAGGCAACCCAGCGGTGCAGATCGGTTCCGCACCGTTTGTGGCCGGAGCGCCAAATCAAGTGGTGATCACATGGCGTCTGGACAGCGGGACACGCAAAGGGAGCTTCTATCTCAACGGCTCCGCAGTCGCAACCGATGTTGTCTTTACCGACGCGACGCCCGGAACGTATCTCACGCTCGGCGCGTTCTCCGATGGTGGTACGCAGAATGCCGCTGGCATCTTTGATGGCGTGCGCTACTACGACGACCGAGCTCTCACTGCCGCGGAAGTGCTCGAGCACTACAAAGGACGCTACGATGACGAGACTGGCCTGAAGTTACGGTGGGAGTTCGACGAGGGACAGGGGGCGGCGAAAGATTCGAGCGGCAACGGTAACGATGGTACACTGAACAATGGTCCCGTCTACGTCGCCGGCCACGTCGACGTCCCTCGCGGCAACGTTCACACCTCCAACCCCGCCTGGTGGTATCTTGATTGTGAGAGGGGACGCTTCCTAGGAGGTAGGAGAATTTGGGGTGCCGGACTTGCAGACTCGAGGATCGAACTCGAAGGTATCAAGGACTTTGCTATTTGGTGCGACTCTCAAGGGCTGACAGTCAATCTAGTCTTTGAACAGCAGCTCTCGGTCTTTGATGCTCTCCAGGCAATTGCGCTCATGGGTCGTGGTACACCCTCCTGGGGTACTGGCAAGCTAGGCGTGATCTGGGATGCTCCTTCCTTACCCGTGACGGCTGTGTTCGGGATGCACAACATTGTTCCTGGATCGTTTGAGATCAACTACTCCACTGAGGACCTTGCGGACGTAATCGAAGGGGAGTTTACCAACCCCGACCTTGGTTGGCAGCGCGATATCGTTAGAGTGCAAGTCCCTGGCACCACGACTCAGATCAACCCTCATAGGCTCCAGCTCTTCGGTCGGACAGATAGAGTGTTGGCTGCTCAGGATACAAACCTGTACGCTGCCACAAACGCTTATAGGAACCGCAAGTACAAGTGGACAACCGACTGGGAAGGGATGCAGTGCGCTAGAGGCGACGTTGTTCAGCTCTCGCACGATTTGGCCTCTTTGGACTACTCAGGAAGGTTTGTCGAAGGCACAACAGCTACTGTGCTCAAGCTTCCGAAGGCAGTTCCCTTGTTTGTGTCAGGAGCTTTCATCGTTATCGTAAAGCCCGACGGTACGTTCGCTACCTACGATGTGCTGGGAGGTTCGGGTACCTCTGATACTCTTACGCCTTCTCCTGCACTCCCGTTTGACATCTCCGCAGACGCATCGCACCAACCGTATGACTATCGTTGGCTCTACGGACCGACTGCAACACCTGGGAAGAAGGTTAAGATCGAGCTTTTCAGGCCTATTGACGAGCGCTACGTGGAAATCTCGGCGTTCGACGAACTGCCCATCTTCTATACGGCGAAGGATAACCCCTATACCTTCACTCCTCCGAAGCCTATCTTCGGGGCTACTCCTGTTATCACAGCTCTTACTCTGACGCCTGACGGCGTGAAAGTCGGTAAGGGCTATTTAGTTAGGGTTGCGATCGAGTGGAAGGTACAAGGTCGATTCTCTTTCGCTGACGTCAGAGCTGCAGTTGGCGATGCCGAACTGACGATGCTAGTGAAGGAGACGAAGGGAACGGTTGCCGAGATCGTGATGACGGATCGTCAGCAACTCTCAGTGGAGGTAACGGTCTATTCCGATCTTGGTAGGATCGGAGCTACAGCAAAGGCCTCTCTGTCTGAGTTCATCGACTTCACTGGATCTAGAGTTCCTGGAGATGTTCCGGGATTCTTTCTATCAGGTAAGGTCTTTACCTGGGAATCTGTCGAGGAGGTCGATGTTGTCGGGTATCAGCTGCGTTTCCATCTAGGTACGAAGCGTACCTGGGAAGACGCATCACCCCTACACGAGGGTCTGATCACCGAGCACGACTGGGAAGCCGCTTCGTTGCCTCTGGATGATGTACAAGTTACGTACCTCATTAAGGCAGTAGATGCTGCCGGTCAATACTCCATGAACGTGGCTGCCATCGTCAGAGGACTGGGCGATCCCGCTATTGCGAACGTCTTGGAGGTTATAGACCACCGCGACCTTGGATGGCCTGGAACAATCACCAACGGGTCTATTATCTCGGGCTCAATCGAGGCCGATTCCTCCACAACGTTCTACGGTCCCAGCGATGCAGATCCGTTCTATAAGGCGAGCGATCTGGATGTATTCTACGATCCGGCTGTGTATCTGGAAGTGACCTACGAGACCAGCGTGATCGTGCCTGCGGCTCCTTTGCAGGGATCGGTTGTTACTGTTCAGCATGTACTCCAGGGGAACCCATACTATTTGGACTGGAGACAAGATGGAGTAGGTCCCTTCTACTCGCTGAACGATTCCGACCCTATCTACACTTCAGATACCGATCCCCTCTACGATCTAGGGGATTACATGCCTTGGACGGGTGCCCGAGTAATCGAGTCCGGAGATAGGTACCAGTTCAGACTTAAAGCAGCTGCCGGTGCTGTACAGGGTATCTTCTCAGAACTCCTCGTGACGATCGATGCGCCGGACATTGAGGAGGAGCTGAACAACGTAGCGATTAGTGGCTCAGGCACTCGTTTGCCGATCACTAAGGACTTCACTTCCATCAAGAGTGTTCAGGGTACCTTGGAGAGCATCGGTGGAACAGCGGTTACATTCACGATCGAGGACAGAGACCCCGATCTTGGACCTCTAATCAAGGCCCGCGATAAGGATCTGGTGGCAGTAGCGGGACAAGGCGACTTTCGCGTGAAAGGATGGTGATACAATGACTGCACTCCCTGCAAAAGGCGATCTCGATGGCACGACTGGTGGACACAACCAGGGGATCTTCAAGACGGCAATCGGAGGCGTGCGAGACTACCTCGCAGGGCTCTTCGGTACGCTGGGAACGCAAGCCGATGCAATCGACAAGCTGAAGCTTCTCGATCCGCAGATGATGCTGAACTTCGGTATCAGCTTCTCGGTCGGATCGAACGCTCTTACAGCGACAGTCGCGGACTCCAAAGGTGTGGCGCTCTCAGCTACGAACCCTGGCTTCGCGATGATGCGTCATGCCACACTCTCGAATGGGCAGCAGGCTCTTCGGACGGCCACGGCGAACTTCTCCACTGTTATCTCTTCGGGCTCAACCGGCGGACATGCTTCAGCGACCGAGGAGTATCTTCACTGGTACCTGATCGACTTCTCCGGCACACTGGAGCTTGCCTGGTCTACAAAGGACTTCGGCGAGTCGGGTATCGTTTCTACGACGGCAGAGGGTGGTGGTGGAGCGGCTGACTCCGCAACAGTGATGTACTCCACCACGGCTCGTGCAGCGGTACCGTTCAGGAAGCTTGCCACTACGAAGGACACACAAACAACCGCCGGGCTCTGGACCGCTATCCCTACAGCGGCTCAGCCAGGTCCGAAGAGTGTAGTAGTAGAAGAGAATCGCTGGGAGAACCAGCAGTACAATCCGACTGCGACCTTAACGGATGGAGCGACGATCAACTGGAACCTCCGTACGCAGCCTGTAGCAAAAGTCACACTCGCGGGCAACCGAACAATGGCAGCTCCGACGTTTATGCGAGACGGGGCAAGCTATGTTCTCCGAGTAATCCAGGATGGTACGGGTGGTAGGACGATTTCCT